CGTCATAAAAAAGAACTTGAATGTGCTGTTATACAAGCAGACATTTTAAAAGCTAAACATGAAATTATTGATATTAGTGGTATTAGGCCATTATTAAAAGGAAGTGCTTTAACTGATGCTATTGATGTACCCGAAGGACATTATGAAGAAGAAAGTATGTCCCAAACAGTTGTTCCAAACAGAAATGCAATTATGTTAAGCATTGCTTGGGGTTTAGCTTGTAGTACTAGAGCAGATGTTTTGGCTTGTGGTGTACATTCGGGAGATCATCATATATACCCAGACTGTAGACCTTACTTTATACAAAATTTAAACGAAAGTTTAAGAATTGGTACTATGGATCATAGAAAAGAAAATTTGGAATTAATAGCACCATTTATTAATTACGATAAAACGTGGATAGCAGCAAAAGGCAAAGAATTAGGCGTACCGTTTCAATATACTTGGACTTGTTATAAAGGGTTAGAAAAACATTGCGGAAAATGTGGTGCTTGTGTAGAAAGGAAGGAGGCGTTTAGAGATAGTGGGGGAAATGACCCAACTATTTATGAGGAGTAATTATGGAAACTATTTCAAAACTAATTAGGGATAGATTTGAAGAACACAAAATTAGTTATTTTGCTAATGACAATATTTCGGATTTTATTACGGAGGAGGAATTAGCAAAATTACAAATTGAGTTAAAAAACAAACTAGAGGAACTTTTAGATGTTTTGTTAATTGACAGAAAAAACGATCACAATACATTGGAGACAGCAGATCGTGTTGCAAAAATGTATTTACACGAAGTTTTTAAAGGTAGGTATCACAATCAACCTAAAGTAACTGATTTCCCAAACTATAAAAATTTAGATCAAATTTATACAGTTGGTGCTATTAGTGTTAGGTCTGCTTGTAGCCATCATTTAGTACCAATTATTGGAAAATGTTGGATTGGTGTAATTCCTAGCGATAGGGTTATCGGTTTAAGTAAATTTAATCGTATTGTTGATTGGGTAATGTCTCGACCACAAATACAAGAGGAAGCTGCTATACAACTAGCAGACACAATAGAAAATTTAATAAAACCAAAAGGATTAGCAGTAATTGTAAAAGCAAAACATCAATGTATGACTTGGCGTGGTGTTAAAGATAATGATACAGAAATGGTTACAAGTGTAATGAGGGGTATTTTTAGAGATACTGCCGAAGCTCGTTGTGAGTTAATGGATATATTTAAAGGTCAAGGCTATCAATAATGGGTAAATTTAAATCTACAAAAACATATAAAGCCTCTAAGGGTTTTAGTTGCTGCTTTAGGCAATATAAAGCAAAATCACATTGCCGTTTTTTACATGGATATTCATTAGAAATTAAACTTGAGTTTGCTGCAAAAAATCTTGACGAAAGGAATTGGGTTGTTGATTTCGGTGGTTTAAAAGAACTTGAAAAACAATTTAGAAAAACCTTTGACCACAAAACAATTATTGATAAAAATGATCCTCATATCGCTTGGTTTAAAATGGGTGAAAATTTAGGATTATTACAGTTAGTAATTTTAGAAGATGGTGTAGGTTGTGAGATGTTTGCTCTAAAAATTCATAAACTTGCCAAAGATTGGCTTAATAATAGTGAGTTCGCAAACAGGTGTGAAGTTACTAAAGTAGAAGTAAAAGAACACGATACCAATTCTGCTATTTATTTGCCATGATTAATTTTAGTTGGAAGTCTTTTGACAGCGCAGTTAAATTAGCTGTCACTAAATATAAAGATCAAAAGTTTGTTGGTGTATATGGTATTCCAAGAGGTGGGTTATGTTTAGCAGTTGCACTTAGTCATCATTTAAAAATTCCAATGCTTAATTTACCGCAAGATAATTGTTTAATTGTTGATGATATATATGACTCGGGTAAAACCTTAGAAAAATACAAAAATTATAAAAATGCCAGTTATTTTGTTTTAATATCAAAGCAAGACCCTACATATTTTTCTAGTTTTATTACTACTAAATCAAATGAATGGGTTATTTTTCCTTGGGAAAATATTAATAACGCAAAAACTGATAAGGAAGAATATTATGCTAAAAATTAATGAAATTTTTGACACCATACAAGGTGAAGCACATTATACAGGTACACCAGCAACATTTATAAGATTACAAGGTTGTCCAGTTGGTTGTGATTGGTGTGATACAAAACATACATGGGGTACAGGTACAGAAAAATTAAGAATTGAAGTTGATGAGAAGAAACACAAAAAAAAGGATTCACCAAAGTGGTCAAATTTAAGTGAACGTGAAATTTTAAATATTGTAAAAAAATTAAAACCTAGACATTTTGTAATAACAGGGGGTGAGCCTTGTAGTCAAGATATATTTGAATTAACAAGATTGTTAGCAACAATTGGATCAGTACAAGTTGAAACAAGTGGTACTCATACAATTAATGTTTATCATAAGACTTGGGTTACTGTTAGCCCAAAAATCAATATGAAAGGAGGTTTAGTTTTACTTAACTCAGCCTTAATCCGTGCAAACGAGCTTAAAATGCCGATAAATGGCCTTAAAGACGTTAAAAACTTACAAAAATTAGTTAAAAATGTTAATTATGGTCAATTAGTTTGGTTACAACCAATTAGTCAAATACAAGAAAATACTGATTTATGTGTAAAAACAGCTATGGATAATAATTGGAGGGTAAGTATCCAGACTCATAAGTATATGGGGGTAAGATAAATTTATGGACGCAAAGGCTTACGCAATACACAGAAAGGTAAGCGGGGCAATGGTTACTAAGTATCTACAACAAGGTATGATTCCTAGTGCTAAACAAATTGGTCGTAAATGGTATATTGATCCGGAAAAAGCGGATCAGGAATTAGATTTAGCATTAGGTCGTACAAACCAACAAATTACTACAAAAATAAAACCTAAAGAATATATTGACCAAACACAAAAAAGCCCAATGCCAAATTTAGCAGCAAATAGGGCTATAAAAGAGATGTATGCAGCGAGATTACAAAAATTAGAGTTTGAAGAACGATCAAAAAAGTTAGTACCATTTGATGAGTTAAAACTTGAATTATCTAAATTACATTTACAAGTCAGGGATAATTTAAGAACAATACCTGATAGAATTTCACCAATAGTTGCTGCGGAAGATGATCCAGCAAAAATCCATAACATAATCACTAACGAAATTAGAGATTGCTTGGAGGGGCTAAAAACAATTGACATTAGTTAAAACATTAATTAGAGATTGCATCAACAACTTACAATTTGAAGAACCGTTAAATGTTGCTGATTGGGCTGAGAAACATAGGGTTTTAAGTAGCAAATCAAGTAGTGAGGCAGGTGCTTGGAAAAACAAAAGAACACCTTATTTAGTAGAGCCTATGGATTGTTTATCTACAGACAATCCAATACAAAGAGTAGTTTTACAATTTGGCTCACAACTTGGTAAAACTGAGGCGGGTTCAAATTGGCTCGGTTATGTAATATCTCACTCACCAGCTAGTATGCTTATTATTCAACCAACACTTGAGATGGCAAAAAGATTAAGCCGTCAAAGGTTAGAGGGTCTAATAAATGATACGCCTGTTTTAAGTAATTTAGTAGCACCTGCTAGGAGTAGAGATAGTGGCAATACTATGTTCTCAAAAGATTTTCCGGGAGGAATAATGGTTTTAACAGGTGCTAATAGTGCTGTTGGTTTAAGATCAATGCCTTGTAGATATATTTTTACGGACGAAATAGATGCTTTTCCACCTGACCTAGATAATGAAGGTGATGCTGTAAGTTTGGCTGAAAAAAGAACAATGACATTTAGTAGGCGTAAAATTTTAATGACATCAACGCCAACTATTAAAGATTTTAGTCGTATTGAACAAGAATATTTAGAAAGTGACCAACGTAGGTATTACATTCCCTGTATTCACTGCGGTCATATGCAATATTTAAAATGGAGTAATGTTAAATGGGAAAATAACGATCCTAAAACTGTTAAATATGAATGTGAAAGTTGCGGTAAAAAATTTGTAGAAAAAGACAAACATTATTTTTTAGAACGTGGTGAATGGAGGGCTACTGCTCCTAGTGATGGTAAAACTGCTGGATTTCATTTAAATGGTTTATATTCTCCACTTGGTTGGAAAGGGTGGGAAGAAATTGTTGATGATTTTTTAAAAGCAAAAGCTGACCCACAAAGACTAAAAACTTTTGTCAATACTGTTCTAGGGGAGACATTCGAAGAGAATTATGCTGCAAAAGTAGGTGCTGATGTATTAATGGAAAGGGTTGAGTCTTATGAGTCCAATATGATACCAGAAAAAGCAGTTGTAGTTACTGCAGGTGTTGACGTACAGGATAATAGATTAGCTTTATCAGTTTGGGGCTGGGGTCGTGGCGAAGAAGGGTGGTTAATAGACCATCAGGAAATTTATGGTGATCCCGGAAGTAGTGAGTTATGGAAACAATTAGACCAATTATTAATAAGACCATTTAGACATGAATTAGGTAATCAATTAAAACCTGATGTGATAGCTGTGGATAGTGGTGGACATTTTACTAACGAAGTTTACGCATATACAAGAGATAGAAGAAAATATGGTGTTATTGCTATAAAAGGTGCAAGTGTTAAAGATAAACCACCGATAGGAAAAGGTAAAAAATTAGATTTAAATTGGAAGGGTAGAATTA